TCCAAGCAATACACTCCTAGAGAGGTAGCCATAAAAATTCTTGAGAAAGCTGAGGAACTGGCTAAGTCTGCAATAGGCGGTTTGAAGCAAACTCAGGTGGCACCGGTTCCTGGGGTGATTAGTCCGACTAACAACAATTCGGCTAGTCCTATGAAAGTAGGCTCTCAAGCGGTTGTAAAGACAGCTAAACCTAAGAAATTGGGTGGAGCGATGGACAAACCAAGCGTGTTTTTTAAGAGTGAAAAACCCATTAAGAAGTCAAGTATTGAGAACTTAAGGGTTTTTTTAGAGAATCAAAGAAAGAAATAATTTAATCCCAATCTTACACCATATGGAGATCCACTATGTCAGATAAAAAATTTACTCCACAAGAGGCGGCTGTTTTAGTTCTTAAAAAAGCCGAAGAACTCTATAAATCCTCTAGTCTCGCTAAAGGGGATTGGGCTAAAATTCATTCTAAATTGAAACGTGAAGGCTATTCTGAAGAGAGTGCCGACAAGATCGATGGCGCTATTAAAGCCAAAATGAATAAGTCTGATGCGGAAGGCAACAATCCTGACGCTCAAGCTGATGCTAAACTTGGTGAACAAGTTGAACAAGACGTTAAGCAACACGAAGAAAGCAATTCAGATCCAGCTCACACAGAGCCCCAAATGAAGGGTCATATTAAATTGGCTAAGTTCGTCGGACGTATGGAGCACAAAAAGGGACAAAAGTCTAAAGAGATGGATAAGTCTGAGCATCAACCGCATCCAGGGGCAACATCTCTTGTCCCATCTTACGGGGCGGCAAAACAAGCAACATCTGAAACTCATCTTCAATCTCCCAAAGGAAATGAAGAAAGAACTCAGACTAATAAAAAAATGATGGAAACAAATTTTCCTAAAAAGAAATAAGTCTATGGCTAAGGAAAAGAAAAATCAAGAATTTAAATCAGACGACATGAGCTTAGAAGAAGCTCGTCAATGGAGAGCTTCGCTTTATAAGCCAACTCCAAAAGTTTTAAATGAAGATCAAAAAAGAGAAGCTTTCCGCATTTACTGGGCTGCAAATAAGTCTAAGTATGAAAAAGCTAGATCTATTGAAAAAGCGCTTTGGCTACATTTAAAAGCAATCAATATGGATTCGCCAGAAAGTTTTGCTAATGGATTAGCGAATTTTGGCCTTAAAAAGATTAAGTAATAGGAGATATTAAAGATGTCACAAAGAATTGTTACTCCGTGGTTAAACACAAACGTTCCAGGCGCTTACACCAATACTACGGTGATTTCAAACGCCTCTGGATTGGCTACTTCAGGCGTTGTCCTCATCATGGGTGAGGCTGCTGGCGGACCTGACTATACAAAAGTTACTCTAGCGAATAACTTTTTTGGTCCTTCTGCGTTAAACACTGTTCGCAGTATTTATACCTCTGGTCCAATCGTCGATGCTTTCGCTGCCTTAGCTGCTTCAAGCAATGACCCAGATATCACTGGTGCTCCTTCTTCAATCTACATTGTTAAGACCAACAAAGGTGCTCAAGCTTCTTCTGTGATCAAGACTCATTCAGCTTCTGTTTACGGAACCTTGCAAGCTTTAAATTACGGTGTTGGTGGAAACCAATACAGCTACACGATTACTTCACTTCAAGCTGAAGTTGCTCCAATGGTTGATGGAAATACCATCACTTCATACAGTGGTCTTTCTGGTGCTGCATTTACAGTTCGAGTTAACGGTGGTCCAGCTGTAGTTATTACTCCAGGTGGAAGTATCACTACTCTCGTTACTTCTTTGAACACAGCTTTCACTGGTGCTTCAGTAAGTTTAGTTGCTGCTCCTGGAACTGCTTCAAATACTATTTCAATCAGCATGCCAGCTGACGCTTCTGCTTACGCCGCAGGATCTGGAAAATCATTCGAGTTAATCGATTCTACCCCAGGTGACTTAGCTGCTCTCGGTCTTTCTGCAGGTACTACTTTTTCTTCTGAAGAGCCTTCAGTTGAAGTTAAAATCGTTAACTCTAGTGCAAACGTTAATCAGACCTTCAATATTTCTCCAGTAATCGCTCTTTCAATGGGTTACGAAGGAACAAGCGGAACTGTTACTGTAAGCTCTACTATGCTTACTACCACTGTAGTAGGTGGAACTGGATCAAATCTTTCTATTGAATTGAGCCAATTCACTACTATCGGTCAATTAGCAGCTTTCATCAATTCTCAGCCTGGTTATTCTGCTAGCGCAAACGCTGCAGTAAATTCAACGCCTCCATCTGCTCTTGATGAAGTTACCGCTGTTGGAATTGCTTCTTCTTCAGGCGCTCAACCAGGACGTATTAAGAACTCTGTTGCTGCTTTCGAGGCCGCTCTTGCTACCTCTACCTCAGTAAGTTTCAGTAACACTGCAGTTCAAGGTCTTCCTGATCCAGCTGCTCTCACGTACCTTGCTGGCGGATTACTTGGACCTACTCTCGCTGCTGATATCGTAAACGCAATTGCTCAATTCGCAGGAATTCAAGTGAACATCATCGTTCCATTGTTTTCTCAAGATGCAAGTGCAGACATCGCTGCTGGTAACACTGATCCAGCGTCCACTTATACTATCGATGCGGTAAATGAGTTGTTGAAATCTCACTGTATTCAGTACTCAACCCCTACTCTTAAACGCAATCGTATGGCGATGTTGTCAATCAATGATACTTACGCAAACTGTAAAGTTCAAGCTCAAGAGCTTGCTAACTATCGTTGTACATTGGCTTGCCAACAAGTTACTCAAATTAACTCTGCTGGTGTTAGTACCTTGTTCTTACCTTGGTATGCTGCTTGTTTAGCTGCTGGTATGCAAACTGCCGGTTTCTATAAATCAATTTGTAACCATTTGACCAACGCAATTTCTTTCCAAGATCCTGCTGGTTATAATTCTGGCGATCCAGATGATGTTTCTGATGCTTTGACTGCAGGACTTCAAGTTCTTGCTCAAAACACTTCAGGTATCCTTTGGGTATCAGATCAAACCACTTACGGATTGGATAGCAACTTTGTATACAATTCAATTCAAGCAGTTTATCTCTCTGATATTCTGTCTCTTGACTTAGCACAAAGTTTCCAAACCGCAATTGTTGGTAAATCTGTAGCAGATGTTTCTGCGGCTTCAGCTTTAAGCTTCTTACAACAACGTTTTGATTACTACAAAAAACTCAAAATGACTAGCAGCTCAAGTGATGCGCCACTTGGATACAAGAATGCAAGTATCCAAATTCAGGCTCCATCTATGACCGTGAATGTGGAAGCAAAACTTACAACCAGCATTTACTTCGTAGCAATCAATCTTGCTCTTAGTGCAGTGCAACAATCCGCGTAATTTTTAAGGAGATAATAATATGGCAGGCATTATAGACGATTCTGGAAGAGGCGGGATTTCCGCTGCAGCATCAAAAGTTATTACGGGTGGTCGCTCGGTTGTGTCTATTGACAACGGATCAGGCCCACAAGTAATTGGTATTTTTGATTCTTGTCAAATCAGTGAAAGTATTTCTTCTGAAGACATCCATTTGCTTGGACGTTATTCACCAGATGAAATTACGTTGGTGAGTTACAATGCCGTTAACGTGGCTTGTACCGGTTTCAGGGTTTATGGTTACGGAGTTAAAGCTCTTGGACAATTCCCTACTCTTAACCAATTACTTGGTTTAGGCCCAGTTACAATTACTGTTGCTGACCGCGAGAATCCGTCTGGATCTGCGATGGCGACCATCATAGGCTGTCTACCTGACACGAACTCAAATTCATTCCAGTCTCGCGCAACTAGTAAAATTAATATTACGTACAAAGGAATTGCAGTGACTGATGAGAGTGCTCCTAATGACTCTGAAGCAGGCGCAGTTTCTCTTCCTTAATTAGCCCATAAATAAATTATATTGATTGAGCCCTATACATTTAAAACATGTATAGGGCTTTTAACTTGAAAGTTATTATAAAATGATGTAATCTTAGATATATGAAAGTGTGCTCTAATATAAATTGTAAGCAAATCAATCCACAACCAATGACTGAATTTTATAAGGCAAAAGGTTGTAAGGACGGGCACAGAAACAAATGCAAATCTTGTAAAATAAAAGAAATAAGGCTATATACTGAGAATAACAAGGAAAATGTTGCCAAGTACCAAAGAGGCTATCAAATAAAAAATAAAGAAAAATTAGCCGTTTATCATTCGGAATATGGGGCTAAATATTATGAAGAAAAAAGAAAAGAAATAAACAATTATCAGGCGATATATAGATCTAAAAATAAAAAATTTGTGAATCAGCGTATAGCAAATTGGGCCAAAAATAATCCTGGGAAGAGAAACGCCATAACAGTTAAATATAGAACTGCCAAGACTAAAAGAGCACTTAAGTGGTTAACAGAGGAGCATTTCGAGCAAATTCAAGAGTTTTACAATGAAGCGACCAGATTAACTAAAGAAACGGGCACTTTATACACAGTAGATCACATTGTTCCGCTTCAAGGTGAAAATGTATCGGGATTACATGTACCTTGGAATCTACAAGTTCTAGTTGGTCCAGGACCAAATGGTAATTTCGCTAAGCGTAACAAATTCTAGCCAATCTTAGTCCTATGTCGATTACCTTACCAAGCGCTTCTACAGCCAATACGGACTCCACCGCAACCAATGCAGCTGACGTGGCTGCTGCCGAAGCCACCTTTGTAGCCGATACGACCGTATTGATCAATCAGGCTACTCAAAATGGCCTGTTCCTTGTACAACCAATTCTACCGCATTTGGTGACCTCTGACTACGTTACTACCTACTTCACAGCTTTGGGCTATAAAGTCCTTTTCCCAATTTATCCTCAATACGGCTACAACCCAGCCTTTGTACCAGGATTTCCAGAAGTTCTCCCTTCAGGCTATATTAGCCCATTCTTCAATCATGCCTACCAAGGGCCACCTAGAATCCAAATTTCTTGGACTTCCTAACAATTATTAAGGTCTTTTAGTTATTAGGATTATCTTAATAACTCATGCATCTTAATAAATAATTACAAGCAATCTTAACTGTACAAGCTTCGCGGCATGGGTCGTGATTTTAGGGTAATGGAAAAGGGTTATGGCAAATGAACGTCAATGGGACGCGGTCCCTCCTGTATTGCTTACGGCAGACGGGGTTACTACTGGACTTATTCAAGTTGCCGATACCATTGGTTTTTA